TTCAGTATTCGCTGGAGCAGTAGACACATCAGCAAACTCAGGTGGAATGAACTCTCCTGATGATGCTATCACGCACCTTCGTCGTCGTGTTGAGTTGTCCAACTATGAAGTTGGTATCTTGCTTGACCGCTTCGACAAAGTGCAAACTCTTATCAACCCTGAGTCTGAGTATGTTCAGCGTCAGGTTTCTGCGTTAATGCGTAAGAAAGATATTGAGTTCATTAGCGGTGCATTAGGTACTGCATCTACTGGTAAAGCTGGTGCTGGAAGTGCAACTCTTGGTTCTGGTCAGAAGATTCTTCAGGCTAACTCTGGTCTCACAATCGCTAAGATTCGTGAAGCCCGTGCTATCCTCCAGAAGAATGGTGTTGACCTCGACGACCCAATGAACGAAGCATATCTAGCTGTTACACCTACTCAGATCGAAGATTTGTTAGGTAACACAGAAGCTACATCTGCTGACTTTATGAATGTTAAAGCCCTAGTTTCTGGTGGCATCGACACATTCTACGGATTCAAGATTGTTGTTTCTAACTTGCTTCCTTTCGTTGCAACAGACACTAACACAGCTAACCTAACTTGGTCATCATCTGACGTTCCTGCGGTATCTTCTACCGACGACAACGTTCGTGCTAACTTCGCTTGGGTTAAGTCTGGTATCCGCTCTGCTGTAGGAATGGGCATCGAAACTGACATTGCGAAACGTGCTGACAAACGCTTCAACTGGTACGCTTACTCTGCAATGCGTTGCGGGGCTGTTCGTATGGAAGAAGAGAAAGTTGTTCAGATTCAAGTTTCTGAAGCATAATTAAACTTGGGGGCATCTAGCTTTCCTTCTCGGCTAGAGTAAGCCCCCCATTTTATTTTTTGGAGGTACTATGGGTTTATCTAAAGTAGAAATATGTAATCACGCTCTCCTCAAGATTGGAGCAGATACCATTGCCTCTCTTGATATTAATCAAACTGATTCCGAAGCTGTCGTTCAAAGTGCAAAACTTTGCGGCATTTTGTTCGATCAGGCACTAGAAGAAACACTACGCACATACAAGTGGAACAGCGCATTAAAACGCTCACAGCTTTCTAGGTTGACCGAAACCCCTGCTTTTAAATTTAAGTACAAGTACCAACTACCCAATGACTGCATTCGGGTAATGAATGTGTACGACAAAGCCGATGCCTACGATGACCGCACACAATGGGTCGTAGAAGGGCGTACAATACTCTGTGACTACGAAACTGTTTATCTTTGTTATGTAAGCAAGCCAGACGATGTAAGCCAGCTAGACGCATTTTTGACAAGAGCAGTAATACAAAACCTTGCGATTAAGTTAGCAGTTCCAATGCAACTAGACCAAGTAATGCAAAACAATTTGATACAAGAGTACGAACAGATAGTTCTTCCTGCCGCCCGTAGCGTTGATACACTAGAAAACAAATATTGGGAGATGGAAGAAAGTGACTTTATTTTATCACGTTATAACGAGCAACCGATTATATAATGGCTATTAATTACACACAGGCGTTTAATGCTGGGGAACTATCTCGCAACATTGATGGTCGCTCAGACTTTGAAGTTTACAAGATTGGTTGTCGTGATCTCGACAATTTTTTTGTATTACCACAGGGCGGTGTAGAGCGTAGAGCAGGCTCAGAGTTTGTAGCACTAACTGGTACTGACGGAAGTAATCCAGCCCGTATGATTGAGTTTGATTTTTCCAGCGACATTCGTTATGTAATCGAGCTGGGTACAGACTACGCCAAAGTACATTACACAGATGCTAATGGTGTAGATCAAGTTGTTAGCGTAACCGAAACAGATAACATTGACTACACTACCGCAGAGCTTCGTACAGTACAGTTTAACAGACGCTACGATACACTTATACTTACCTGTCCTACAAAAGAAGCTATGATCTTTAAAAGAGCAACAACTGCTCCTACATTTACTATTGAAAAAATTAGTTATGTGTATCCACCATTAATGGAAATAAATGATACTACAACTAATATTGATGCGTCAGCACCTAGTAATGTTTACACAGGCACAACTACTTTAACAGCAAGCACAGCAATATTCCACAAGGGTCACGAAGGTTCTCATTGGGGTATCGAACATATACGAGCCGCAAATAAAAAAGAAGTAGCATTTAGTAGTAATGGAACAGCACAAAGTGATGCACTAGATGTTAGTTTTTCAAACTGGAGCTTTGAAACATCTGAGACTTGGAAGGGTTCAGTTATTATTGAAAGACGTATAGCTGGTGGAAGTTGGGAAAGTTATGTTGTTATTGGCGACACAACTGGAGGAACCGCAAGAAACTTTAAGTACGCTTCTACAGTACCCGAAGATGCAAATACTGAGATTAGAATATCTGTTGTAATAGCAACAAATACTATTAACGCAAGTATTGAGGCTGAAAATATTTATCATAAAGGTGTTGTAAAAATTACATCGGTAAGCACAACTGTAGGCACAGCGGTTACTACTGCTACTGCGACTATTGTTTCAATGCTTCAAGGTGGTCAAGCAAACCCAGACGCTACAGTACATTGGCTTGAGGGAGCCTACTCAGACTATCGTGGCTTTCCCCCAGCGTCAGAATTTTTTGAAAACAGACTATGGCTTGCAGGTTCTATAGACCAACCAGCAGATTTATTTGCATCAGCGTTTGGGGACATATATAACTTTTTAACTGGTAGCCTTTCTACCGATGCGATTAAGCGTACTATCGACTCGCCTGAAGAACCCAAGTGGCTAGAAGGCAAGCGTTACCTTTTCTTAGGCACAGCAGGTACAGCGGTATCTGTTCGTTCTGCGGATAGAGATGCACTAATTACACAAGATAACATCACAACACTTGTAGAAAACTCGTATGGCTCTGCCGCACTACAGGCTGAGATTGCAAACGATGTCGTGGTATATGTGCAACGTGATGGACTAAAGTTGCGTGAGTTGGTGTACGACCAAACTTCAGATACGTTTGTTGGTAATGACTTAAATGTTATTAGCGAAGATGTAACTGATTCTGGTGTAAAAGAAATGTTTATTCAAAAGCAACCTAACCAGATTGTATGGTGCATAAAGGATGACGGCAAGGCTTGTGCTATGACCTACGAGCGTGGTCAACAAATTCGTGGCTGGGCTAGAATAGAAACAGACGGAGAGTTTTATAGTGCCGCATCTATACACGACAGCGGTGAAGACACAGTCTGGGCTTGTGTTAAACGCACAACTGGTGAGGATACACCTGTTACTAAATACTGCATTGAAAAGTTTCATCCACGCAAAGACCTTAATTGGTATGTAGATTCAGGCAAAGAGTTTCAGGGTACTGGTAGCAAGTCTGGTAATGCTAAGAATGATATTAGTGAAGACTATTTAATTATCAATATTACAGGTCACGGATACTCTACAGGCGACTTTGTAAACATTGAGTCATCTACATACAGCGACTTAACAGGCAATAATTACGAAGTAGAAAAAATTGATGCTGATAATTTTTATTTAAGAATTATTGGTACAACAACTAAAGTTCCAGTAAAAGAGTTTGTAGTTAGTGGAACAGCTAGAGTTGATGGTAATTATCTTTTAGATCGTGGTTTTGGCGACTTAAATGATTTGCAAACTAGATACACAAGATCAGGCACTGAACCAGGTCCTGGATTTATTGGATTTACACCCTCTCAAAGATATATTAGTTTAAGATGGTTAATTACCCAACCTACTACAGAGTCTTCTGATGATTTTGCTGGTGCTGGCGTAGACTTTGTTTGGGATGTTAGCTGGGGTGCAGGAAGCGAAATGGCTGGAGGCTCATTTGCAGATGGCTCAGATAGAGCTATAACAGTTAAAGAAATTAGCAACAAGGTTACAGGGCTTTCGCACTTAGAAGGTAAAACAGTACAGGTACTAGTAGACGATAACTATATTGCCGACAAAGTTGTAACAAGCGGTGAGGTAAGTGTAGACGAGTATGGTGCTAAAGTAATTGCTGGACTGCCTTATGTGTCCACACTACGCCCTATGCCCATCGAGCCTAACCTAGTCAACAAGCTGTCACAAAGCAGGGTTAAAGCTATATCCAAGATTATTGTGCGATTCTTTAAAACTAAAGGTGCGGCTGTAGGCGAGCAAGGTAAACAACTAACAACATACTCTGTGCTAGACACGCAAGACTCACTAGGTCAGGCACTAGAAGTTAAGACAGGACAACAAAGATTTTTTGTAGCTTCGGACTACGAACGAGAAAAAGTAATAGAGGTGCGACAAGACTTACCCTATCCTATGACAGTATTAAGTATTGCCACACACATTAATGCGGAGGGTGCATAATGGATCCATTAACAATGGCTATAGGTGGTAAGATATTAGGCGGTCTTTTTGGTATAAAAGCGGCTAGTCAAGAAGCTAGAGCTAGAAAAGCTATGGCTCAATATAATGCAAGGGTAGCTCGTATAAATGCTAAAGCACAAGCAGATGCAGTAGAAGCTCAATCTAAACGACTTGTTAAACAACAACGTGAGTTTGCGGCACAGCAACGTATGAGTGTTTTTCAAAGAGGTGGATTGATAGCAGGAACAGACTTGCAAAGTCTTATTGATTCTGCCATAACTATGCAAATGGATTTACTAGAAGTACAACGTCAAAGAGATGTCGCAAAACTTCGTGGAGAAAGTGTAGCACAAAAAACAATATATGAAGGTCAACTTGGGGCAAATATTGCTAGAGCAAGGGGTCAACAAGAATTTATAGGCAGTGTAACAGAAGCCGCTATATTGGGAATAGGAGGCGAGGATTAATGGCTATTTCACTTAAAAGATATACACCACAAGTTAAAGTTTCTGGCGAGGGAACTGCCGTTGAGCTTAGTGCTGATTTAGCCGCAAAAGCCGCAAGTGCAGGCTCAAGGGTAATGCAAACTGCCGCTGAAGGTGCTAGTGGGCTTTTTGAAAAAATACAAGAAAAAAAAGATGAAGCCGCAATAGCAGAGTTAAATAATAGAATGGAAACAGATGCTCTTGCTTTTACAAATACAATCTCATCAATGACTGATGAAAATGAAATCAATACTTTTTACGAACAATGGAAAGAACAACAACAACAACAATTTCAGGATAGTAATTTATCAAATAGGGTAAAACGTAACGCTGAAGTTAATTTTAATACTTACTTAAGTAAAGTTGGACTTTCTGCACAAAAAAGAAATTTTGATATTGTAAAAGAAAATTCAGATAGAACATATTTAGACCTAGAAGATGCCGCACTTAACGGGCAGTTAAGAATTAATCCTTCTACTGGTGAGGCATTTACATCTATAGAAGAACAATATGATTATGCTAATAAAGGTCGTGTTGATCTTGGTACTAAAACTTATGATAGTTTTTTATCTGATAGTCGCTCATTTGAACAAAACAGATACTTTAAAGAAGTACAAAATAGAGTTGCAACAGATATAAACTTTTTTGAATTATCTCCACAAGAGGGTGGTTACGATGCTAGTAAATTAAGTATAGCACAACAAGAAGAGGTTATTAGACTTCGTGGTCAGGCTGAAAATAAAATTATATCTAAGACTATTGAAACACAAACCGAAACTGCCAATCAACTTCGTGCTAAGTATGATAATGGTTTACTAGAATTACCAGAAATACAACAAGCTAGAATACAAACTGTAAATATTAATGGACAAGAGGTTCCTCTTATTAGTGAGGCACAAGCATTATCTTTAGAAGCATTAGTTACTGGTAGACAAACCACGGAAGAAAGTACTGATTTATATACTGAAGTTGTTGGAAATATTAATAAATTAAATGAAGAATCTTTTAGAATGGATAAAGTTGATGACATCTTATCAAAACTTTATACAGTAAGTGCTAGTGGTAAGGTTAGCCCTAATTTTTCCATAAGCACTACCCGTAGTCTTTTAGATATGATAACTAAAACTATATCTGGTACAGGTGCTGTTAAAGAAGGAGCACTTGGCGAGAGTCAATTAA